GCCACCACCGCCGCCACCACCGGCTGCGGTGGTGGCGGTATTGCCACCCGACCCACCGCCTCCGCCATCGATGACCTGTGCAAGCACCCGCACCGCACCAAACGGCTTGACCCATACATCGTCAAGGTCGGCGGGGCTACCGATGAAGGTCTGGACTTGCGTCGGTCGGCCATTCTCCATCGAGTCGGCCGGAATGAAGGCGAGGAGGGTCGAGACATCGACCGTGCTGGCAGCCCATGTCACCGTGAATGGCCCGAAAGCGCCACGATCCACCTTGGTGCCGGTGACGACGTAGATACCGCCCCCCGTTCCATCCGAGGTCGAATCATCGAATCGCTCGGTCACATCGGCGAGATCGGCATTGGTCGGTGAAGAACCTTGGTCCGTCGCAGAGTCAATGGCATGACCGAAGATGGCCATGATGAGACAGTTGTCCATCACGGTCGCACCGGAGTCGCTGGTACCGGTCGTCGAAGCCGTGAACTTGAATGCTTGTCCGAGGATATTGAACGGATCGCCGTACGTCGGACAACCACGGACGGCGAGCATCACACCGTACGTATGGTCACCGGTATCTACCAGCGTCGGGGCGGACTCCGAGCCGTTGTCGCGCTTCCAGAACAACGACAGCTTGGTCGTGCCAGCCGTGGAAGCCGCCCCAATGGCGTTCTGAGGGCCAAGCCGGGTATAGCCAGTCGGTGGAGCGACATCGGCGTCATTGCTCGACTGGATGATGAGCAGGAGGATGTCGTTGAGAGCATGGGTGCCCGGCAGGGTGGCCGTCGGCACGCCAGTCGAACTGAACTCACTGCCGACCGAGACAACGGTCGGCAGAGTCGGTAGGGACGACCGTACCTGCGAGAGCGTGACTTTCTTGGAGACGCCACCCTGATTGACGGCGAACTCATCTGTACCGTCTGGAGTAACTACCGCCGTGAGTGCGCTGATCTTGGAATCGGCCATACGTTACTCCTCGGCCATGATGAGCGCCTCGCATACGCCACAGAGGGAATCGTCCGCATCGGGATCGACGCCAATCTTGGCCAAAGGAATACCCAGACGGACGACTGGCTTGCCTACTTCCTTCGCCCGTCCAGCACCAAGACCACACTTGGTCTGAGCAGTACCTGGCCTAGTCTCGACGAGCCGTCGGAAGGTCACTGGATCGGCATCCTCACCCTCCTTGGCTCTCCGCAGACGGGTCAGTCGGTCGCTGACGGTATCCTCCATGATGTACTCGGGGTCATGGACGAGGAGGGCGTGCCACTTGCCTGCCTTGCCTCTTTCAAGACCCCAGAGGTAGGAGTTTTTGCCCATCAGAGTTGCCTCACGTACGCTGTCCCGGACATAGTGGCATCGTCGGCGAGGGCGGTTCGAAGACGGACACCCATGGCCGTATTGGCGTTGCCAGACGCCTTGATTCGCATGTCGGGTGGCCAGATGACCTGAAGGCCGGTGCGGATGTTGAAGGTATCCTGATGAAGGTGGGTCAAGGTACCGGTCGTGGTCGCCACTGTCCCGCCGACGGTCTCGGAGGCGAAAGAGCCAACCTCATCCTGATCGTCGGTCGGGTCCTCGGTCGCACCGGTTCCGTTAGCCGATGTGAAGGTGCCGCCGATTGCCCGCCAGACAGACCAGCTGACCATCTCTTCCTGGGCATCGCCGACTTCCGACTTATTGCCCAAGAACAGGCCGACCAGCTCGATGGGCTCATCGGCCGCCGGATCAAACTCGAACAGGTCGTAGTCGCCTGTCGCTGTGGCGATGGTCTGCTCAAAGAAACTGACCATGTAGACGCCTCTCATGTATTTCCTTTCATCAACTAACGATGCCGACCGCTGGAGCTCAGGAAGCTAGATTTGGAAGATTCCCGATGCGTTCCAGACGACCGTGACATCAGCCCCGTTGGGCGTCAGCGGCAGACCGGTCGCCGTATCCCAGAAGGCAATCAGCAGGCTGGTCGATTCCGTGCCGGTGTCCTTGAACAGGATCAGGCTCTCGGACTGGTCGCCCGACAGTGAGGTGAAGGTGGTATCGGCGGCATCGAAGGTTCCGGCTGCCACGGAGCCGATGGTGACGGTGCCAAGCGTCGGGCAGGAAGCGATGGCTGGCACCCGAGCGGCCGAGAGGATGTCGTCGATGGCATCGTCGGTCGCGGTAACGGGCGTGTCATCGGCGTGGTCCACGAACATCGCCTTGATGGTGTCGCCATCGAGGTCGATTCTGGTGCCGGTTCCAAGGAAGACGTTGCGGGCGTTTACGAAGAGGGCGTTGGCCATTAGGGGTTCTCCTCATGGGTGACGAGCGGCTTGTCGAACTCAAGGTTGCGGCGCAGGTCGAGCACGATGGTCGGTGGCTTGGCAACCGTGTTGACAAGTGAGAATGGTTGGTTGGGAATCTCTTGGAGCTTGCCCCAGACGGTCTCGGACACGATCGCCGTGCCTTGGTCGTCGAGGTCGATGTGGTAGGTCTTGAAGTCGTGGGTCCGACTGCATCGCATACAGAGCATCGGCGCTTGCAGCGGTCGGTCGCTCACGATGGTGTAGAGAGCCGCTCCCGAGTTGGGATGACGGATTCGGATGCCGGACATTAGTAGGTCTCACCTCTGACGCGAAGAAGGGTCATTTCTTCCATCGGGCTGGCTCCGGGCGGAACTGTGCGTCTGACCCAGATAGCGATATGGTCTCCTTTCATGTATGGCCCGTCCGGCAGCTTCACCGATGTCAGGAAGTCGTGGGCGTTCTTCCAACTGACACCAGATGGTTCATCAGTCGAGCGGGCGAGTCTGTCGGCGGTGCCATTCTTGCCAGATGGATCAAGGCCCAGCGCGATATCGGTCTGAGGAGGCAACTCGGCGACCCATAGGAAGGGGTCCATGAAACCATCCGGATCGTCGTCATCGTTGCGAAGGTAGATGCATGAGTAGAGAACGGCTCCGTCCTCGGCCTGAATGCCCCGAACTGGGGGCAACCACTTGACTGTCGTATTGGTCGGAGGGCCACCCAGTCCATCGACGGTTAGGTAGAACCTAAGGTTCTCCTTGTTCACCGACACCGGCAACCTCCTTCTCGACCTTGCCGACAATCCGTCCGGCATCGTCAAGGGCGAACTGGACGCCCCGTAGGCTGGCCGAGCCGTCGGAGCGGACCGTCCGTTCGATCTTGCCGGTGATGAGACCCCGCTCGTCGAACTGATAGGAGGTCTCCCGCGTCAGTTCCGAAGGCTGATCGACCGTGACCGGCGAATCGACCTTGACGCTGATGGCACCACTCTCGATGGATGGAGCACGGTTGCTAGCCGCCAGCAGGAGTGGCTCAAGGCGGTTGATGATGATGTCGAGGTCATCGCTCTTGGTTGAAGACGATGGCGGAGTCGAAGGAGCCGGTTGATTGCCACCACTCTGCATCTCAAGGAACTCGCGGACCGTTGGCACATCGCTGATGTCAAGCGCTCCTTGGGGGGTCATCACGATCATCTTGCCTTCGAGTTCGGCAATCGGTTCGCGACCTTCGCCGATACGGGCCTCGTTGATGAAGCGCCACGGCAAGTGGGCAAGAGCCAGTTCGTTGATGTTGGCCTTGGCCGTCGATTCCTTGAGGTTGAGGGCCGTGAAACGGAACGCCAGATTGTTGTCCTCACCACCGAACGAGGCGTCCCACACGATCTCCTCGGTTAGGTATTCCTGAATGAGGCTCATCAATGGTCGGAGGCCACGATCCTCGCTGATCTGAATCTGGACCTCGGAGGTGCTGCGGTTGACATCGAAGGTGACGCCGAGGTCTTGGGGCGTCAGGCCGAACACGACGGCGATCTTGCGGACGAGGTAGATTTGCCATTCGAGGAACTGCATGTTCCTGTTGTTGTCGCGGAACGGAATCCACTTGGCACCCCGACCACCGCCGATGAAGCCGATGGCTCCCTTGCCAGCCACTTCGCTCTCGAAGTAACTGCGGAAGGAGCGGACCTGCTCTCGGGCAATCCCTTCACCAAGGTCAAGCAGGCCATCGGGAGCAGCAGCCGTCACCTGACGACGGTTGTACTCATGGGCCGCCAGTTCGGCCTCAATGGTCAGTCGCAGGGTCTCCATCGGTGGTAGGCCGACTGGCGAATCGGTCCGCCGGTTGGCCATCATGTACAGCATGTCGTCGTTCTTGAAGGTCGCCAGAACCCGCCAACCATCGGGCATCCAGTAGTAGCGAATCTGGTCCTCGTCGCCATCCCATAGGGAGTCGAGTTTGATTTGGGCTCCGTTGACCGGCCACAACTCGGTGAGGTCGCCGTACAGGTTGCGGACCTTCTCGACGACGCCCGCGTCAAGAATCAGGAGGTCGCGAACAACGGGTTCGATGAAGCTGCGGTAGGAGTCGTTCGAGGGATTGGGTGTCTGAAGGAGCTGCTTGATGTCCTGTGCCAGCCGCTTGGAGTAGGGACGCCGCTGGTCGAACGGCACGATGTCCCACTCGGCCGAACTGACCTGACTGGTGCGGATATCGACAGCACCTCTGACCCACTCGCTGGTGCGGTACCAGTGTCGGTAGAGCTTGGGATTGGCGACACCGACCTTGCCATCGTAAGCACGGGTGATGGCCACAGCTGTCGGCTGGTCCATCCGGGCCGGACTGGTCTTGGGGGCACGGGTGATCGGCAGTGTCGCGAGGGCATCAAGAACGACTCCCATCACCCACCTCCCAGTCGGAAGTGTTCATCGATGAGGTGCTGACGGGCGTTATCGAAGTGTCGTTGGAGCAGAGCGCTGTTCGCCAGCTTGATCGCCTCCTCGAAGGTGAACCGCATGGTATCGATGGCCAAGTAGTCGAACATGGCAGCGACATGCGGAGGAACGGGACGCTCCCCGTCGCGGAACTCGTACAGGAAGTCGTCAATCATCATCGTGAGAACGTCCCGAAGAAGAAGCCCCGCGAACCGGTCTCCATGGCATAGCCCAAGGCGTCAACCATGTCGTCGTGACCCTTGGGAAAGCTCAGAAGCTCGGTCTCGAAGTCGGAACCTGCCAATGAGCGGTGGTGGAAGACCTTGCCAGATTCATAGCGGGCGGCGACCGAGCGGCTGCGGGTCACCTTGTCCACCTCGGCCCGCTTGCCGATGATCGGCAGTGGAGTGGACGACAGGAGGTCCTTGACCAAGGCCGTCTGGAACTGGTTGTTCTCGACGATGATCCGGCTGATCGAAGGAAAGGCGTTGTAGCCCTCGACGATGAAACCCCGATGCCCGGTCTCGATTCTCTCACGCGAAACGCTCATGACATAAGTATTGAACTGAGAATCCTCGGCAATGACCACTCGGGCCGTGTAGTCGGCGCTCTCCCGCTCGGAGGCAGCGAGGTCAACGCCCATCTTCCAGACAAGTTCGTTGTCGGGAGGCAGGCCATCGAAGTAGCGGAACCACTCGCGCCTGAAGATGTTGCCTTCCATGAGGCCACTGATGTCGTTGAGATAGGCGCAGGCGAACATCGCCGAGCCCATGTCCTTGCGTTCGGCTTCGAGCTTGTCCAGCGGCCACACGGCGGGCCATAGCGCCCGAGGTTCCGTCTGATTCTTGTCAGACTCCTCGTACCAGATGGCGCTGCGGATGAGCGATGGCCAGCCGCGCTTCATGAGCGTCTCGTAGAGGTCGTCGGCCATCCAGCGGGTGCCGATGACGATGATCGAGCCGCCCGGCACCAGACATGGCCGGAGAGTCTTGTTGAACCACGTCAGAATCTTCTCGCGAGCTTCGGGCGTGGCACTGTTCTCGTCATCGATGATGTCGTCGCAGATGATGACATCGAACCGCTTGCTGACCGGCGCTCCACCGGCTCCCACCGCATAGAGGTTGGTGTCCTTGGTGCCATGGAGTGGGGAGTCCTTCTGAATCCACTCCGAGTCGGTCCACTTATGGGTGCCGGTCAGGTCACCGAAGACCTCATGCTGGTACTCGTTGGCTTGGAGGTTCCAGCGGATGGCTCTGGAGAAGGCGAACGCCTGTGTGGCGGTTCGGGACACCAAGCCGACCCGGATGCCCGGATGACAGCTGATGAGCCACGACAGGAAGATGGTGTTGGCCCACGTCGTCTTGGCATGGCCACGGGGTTCCAGGATGACGGCGTTCTCATGCTTGTCAAGCCGCTCACGGATGAAGTCGATCATCTCGACGTGGTGGGGCTCCGGACGGAAGCGGAAGACGTACTCGCCATAGGCGAGCGGGTCAGTTCGGGCGAGAGTCCGAAGACCTCTCCAGAAGATCGCCTCCCACGCTGACGGTGGTAGGGAGCCGTCCCCGAGCAGCTTCGACAACTCCTCGGATGAAGTCGGTATCGGAGGTGCCGTTGACGACGATGGTGTGGTCATCTGACTCCTTGTTCTCCTCGGGCATCAGGTCATTGACCAGCAGCTCGATGAGGATGGCCGCATCCTTGGCCGTCACGGTGGTCTTGCCGGAGACAACATCGTGGGCATACTGGCGCAGGGATGCCCGAACGACGGTGATGGCTTCGGCCTTGATGGTGGCCCGCTCATGGGCGATCTCGGCACTCACCGCGTTGTACGTTTGACGGGCGAGGGCGTGCTCATAGGCGATTCGCTTGCCCCGCCAGTCGTTACGCTTGGCATACTGGCCGACCGCACCCAAGGTCACACCGGCCATATCAGCCAGCTGCTGATACGTCTTGCCCTCGGTGATGTAGAGCTTCTCAAGCTCGGGATAGTTCGTTACTTTGCGATTCTGACCCATATTTCGCCGTTTCTGGTGATATTCCGTGATATTTCGCCGTTATCAACGATTTCCGGCCATATATTCCGCACAGATGCGTTCGATAGCACCTGCATCGTTTATAATGCTCCCGTCTTCAATGTCGGCCCTTCGGATTGCTTCCGCAATCGCGTCGTCGAGCAGGGAGGCGACTGAGACAGGGAGCCGATAGAGGCGTTCGACGAAACGCTCTCGGGATGTGTTCGCCGGTAGGTTGGGTTCTTCCGGCAGAGCCGGGAGGGGAGCGGACAGGAACCCCGAGAGCATCTCGTCGGTGAACGGAATGGCGAGTGTCTCTTCGCCCGGCACGGCGGACGAGGTGATCTCGTCGAGCAGCGCCGAGAGAAGGTCGGGGAGGGGTTGGCCGGAGATTTCGTTGAGGGCGACGGTTAGCCGCTTGGCGGTCAGTTCATCGATACCCGCGAGAATGACAACGGGGAACTCCGTCATGCCCATCGCGATCCCGATGGAGTAACGATGTTCCCCGTCGATGATGATATAGCCGTGGGGAGAGTCCCAGACGGTCAGCGGATCGATGAATCCGAATGCCTCGATGCTCTCACGGGCCTTGGCCAGCATGAAAGCATTCATCCGGTTGGGATTCCACTCGTTGGCCGACAGTCGGTCGGCTCGGATTGTTGTACTAGTTATCGCGTGTGACGATCCCACTGTTCGTACCATCGCCGACCTCGATACTGACCAGACCGGCGATGAGGATAGCAAGTCGCTCCCAGAAGTAGCGAGCCGTTCCAGACACCGATGGGTGGATGGGTGTCATGGCGTTGAGGGACCGGTTGTCCAACTCGCTGACGACTTTCTCGATGTGGACTTCCGCAGCCGAGATATCGACCGTGGCGAGACTCGGATCGCCGGGGACCTCATAAGTCACAGAGACGGTGAAGCGATGGCCGTGATCTCGCCCCTCTCGTTCATCGTCATCGATTCGATGGTGAGCGTCAAACCATAGTCGTGTATTGGCGAGATACTTCATCGCCCGCGCTTCGGGTCTTGTGACTCTTCAGTTTGACGAGACGATAGCACCTCTTTTGGCAGTGTGGAAGGGTTCGACGACACGTTCGATGAAAGATGGGCAGGAATTATCCAGAAGGCCGGTTGTCCATGGTTGGAAATGAGGGTCATCGTCTTGATCCGCCGATGTCCGCCACGGAAGAACTCCCGACTCGACATGAGGTCGGTCATGTGAGGGTGAAAGTGCCAGACGAGTTCCAGACGATGGTGGTCGGGGCGCTGGCGTTGCTGGTGGTCTGGAATGTGTAGAGGGGCGTTCGTGGATGTAGCCGCTTACTTGCCTCATCAGGGCCGATGTACCAGAAGTCATCGCCATAATCCGAGGTGAGGATGGCTGTGACATCGACTGTGGAGGCCCCATAGGTCGCCGTATCGGTCATGAGCCACGAGTCGAATTCGGCAACATTGGCCTTGCCATAGATTATGACAAATCTGGCGTAATCATTTGCAGCCAGCAGGAGGGCCGACCGGAGCTGGGTGAGGTGGCTGAGTTCGGTCGTGTAGTTGTTGTTCACAGGATCGTCTCCGGCTCGGCGTCTCCCCGAACCTGTGGCTTGACCGGCCGCCGGTCGATAGGGGTGTAGCGGCCGATGGGTTCTCCCCGCTCAGTGACGATCACCGGTCTCGATAGGGTTGTCATCCTCGTCCTGAATTCCATCAGGTTCATCTGGATCGCTCTGCGTCTGCGTTGCATCATCGATTTTTCTCCATGCCCTATATGAGATAGTGGGCTTCCATTCGACACCATAGGCCATGAACAGTTCTTTCTCATTCATTCATCACCTCGTTTAAGTGCCGTGCTGTTAAAGCGGTGTGTGGAACTGGTGCGTAGTTCGTGCGAGAAGGCCATCAAGTGGAGGATATCCGTCTGACCTTTGTCTGACAAGTGAAATCGTGGAGGCGGGGCGGGAGTGGGACCGCCAAGCGCTCCGTGGTTGGATCGTGTTCGCGGGATGATGGGTGGACTATCCTAGTTCTGTCAGCGGGACGAACGCACGCGCAAGCGCGCGCGCGCGATGGGCGCTAGCACGCCCCGAGACAATCCGCTTGTCCGGATGCCCTATCCGATCCTAGGGCAAGGTAATGCATCAAACGATGCAAGAAAGGATTAGGTGCCGGGAATGGCATTCAAGAAAGCCGCCGAGAAGATCGCAGCGGCAATTGGCACGACACCGGTATCACTGGCCGCGCTCCAGCCTGTAGTGGACGCTAACGGCAAGCCTACGGGTCAGGCTCGCCCGGTGATGCTGGTACTCCACGCCGACGGGACACTGCGTCGCGGCAGCAATGCCGCCGGATGGTCCGCTCCGATGGCCGATGCGGTCTACGGATGGACATTCACGACGCAGCGCGCTGCGGATGCTGCGCGCAAGTCGCCACGATCGGTCTATGGCCAGACTCACGGCATCGTAGCGCTCGCGGCGATCCCGCCGCGCTACCGCTACAACGGTCTTGAGTCTGCGCTGCTGGGCAATCTCGACGGCAAGGATGAGCGTGGCGAGCCCGCCACTGTCGCCCGTGAGATTGATGACGCCAGCATCCAGCTGCTGCTGGCGCGCATCCGCCGCTAGCTTTCCAAGGACACTGTGCTAGCAGTGTCCAATGGGGAGTCCCTACATGGGACTCCCCATTCTTTCACGTTGCGAGCCTGCATGAGAGAGGATGCATGGTGCGCTTGTGTGCATGTATGGACCTCTCTCCATACATCCACATGTACAGGAGGTGCACAGTGATTGTGCATACCACAAGGCGGCCTGCTGGGATGGCCGCATCCTACCTGCGCGGTGGGTGGGTTCATGACGTGGCGGCTGAAGTGCTGCCACTGATGGAATCCATTGAAGAGGCGTGGGGCATTGGCCTGCACGAGCAGGTCATGCTTTGTAGCCGTTGGGCTCACCTCAAAGACCCGAACGTCCTGCTGTCGCTTACAGAGACAGCCGAACGTCGCATCCTGTCTCGCCGATGC